TCCCGCCCTCGGTGTTCCGCCCTCCCTAAATCCTCGGCGAATAGGGGGGAGTATCACGTTTCCGTTTTCGTCAAACGAATATCGCTTCTTCCGCTTTGATCTGTGATGCTCTTTGTTATGGCAATCTTGACAAAGCGCTTCGAGATTATCCCACGAAAGCGCAATGTACGGATCGTTTACGTTCTGCTTCGTCAAATATATTTTGTGATGTGCAATCTTCGCCGTAACTGGATCGTGCGGAGTAGAACAACGTTCGCACAAGTAGCCCTTCGACTGCAAGAAGGCATCACGGCAAGATCGCCACGCCTCGCTGTTATAGAACTGCTCTGCCCACGGCTTCATACTCTCACCTTCCTTTCCTGTGCATAACAAAAGCGCCCTTCCGGATTGCTCCGAAAAGGCGCTATGTATGCGCTTGTGTATTGCGTAAGAATTCATCGTAAACAGTATAGCATATAAATATACCCCGTTCCACCCCTCGATATTGTCGCGATATTGTCACTTATTCGCCCGCCTTGTGCCTGTATGTTGCCGCACTCACCGCCGCCGCAATCCCGAATACGCATACCGCCATATCGTTCACAATCTTGTTTCGCCATCTGCAAGCAGTCTTTACGCCTTTCAGAACGCCCGCTTCTTCAAGGTCGAAGGCTAATTCCTCCCACGTGTAGGGCTTGCCGTTCTCGCGCGGCTTGCCTTCGTAGTCCTCGCCGAAATAGTACATACGAACCACTGTGAATTCCTTTCGGTCGCGGTATAGGTTTATAGCCCTTTCCAGCCGTTCAAACCCGAACTTTGTTTCCCGATACTGTCGCCGTTTTTCTTCCTGCATTTCTGCGACAATATCCGCTTCGGTTTTCTGTTCGTAATAGCCCGTACTTTTCGCGCCCGCCGCAAAGGTTTTTCGCCCTGCGTGATATTCTACTTCGCAGTAGCGTTCTTCATCGGCGACAAGCGCCGCCAGCTTCTTGTAGTTATACAAAAGCGTTTCCATAGCCTTAAAATAATTCACATACGCGCCCGCCGTATTCTTGTATGCTTCATACGCACCCGCGCGGGCGGCTTCGTTGATCGCCTCTTGTAATTCTTCCGAAATACCCGTTTTTTTCTTCGCCATTTTTAACCCTCCGTTTTTTGCCGTAGATAACCGATAATTACGCTTGCGGCTTCCTGCCAGCCTTTGCAGACTGCCGCCGCGTAGCCCTGTTCCAAAAGCCCGTTAATCCAGCGCACCTGTTCTTCACTGATCCTTCCGCCGCGCTGTCGTTTAAGCTCGATGTATAGCCCGTGATTTGCGCCGCGCGCAACGGGAAGGCAAAGATCGGGAACGCCGGATTTCACGCCTTGCGCCCGAAGGCGCGCCGCTTCAATTTTGTTCCTGCTTCCTCCGTTTGGGACGTGATATAAAAGCGCCAATTCCGGAAAGCGCCCCGATTGAAGCGCCGCCCACTCGAAAAGCGCAATTTGTTCTTCCGCCTCCGTAGGGACAGGAAAGGAAGGTGCGTTATTTTTCCGCATTCTGCGTTCCCTCCCGTTCCCAATCCTCAAAGAAGAAAAATTGCTTGTTCTGCGCGATTGCTTCGCCGAACTCATATTTTGCCCCTTTGCTTTCTTTCCAATCCGGAAGGAAGCAGACTTCGGCGCATTCGTCCAGCATTGCACCCGCCATTCGCATATAGGCTTCCCACGTGAAGCCCTCCGAAGGCAGTAACGCCGGATTTACGACAATATAGCCGCCTTCCTCCAGCTTTTTCTGCGCTTCATAGAATTTTGAACGGTAAAACGGATCGCCCGTAATCTTTCCCGCAAGGTAAACCGTCTTTTTCTGCATCGTTTTTCCTCCCTCCGTTAAAACAGCGTTGTTTGCGTCGCCCTTTCCTGTGCCTCCAGCAGATCAAACAGGCGGATTTGTGCTTTTTCTTCTTCAAGTCGCCTATTTGCCGCCTCGAAATATTTTGCATTGATTTCAAAGCCCACGTAATCAATCCCGCCGATCCTATGGCAAGCAACAAGGGAACTTGCGCTTCCGGCGTGCGTGTCTAAAATCTTCATTCCCTTTCGGGCAAACAGGGACAAAACCCATTCATACAGCTTCACGGGCTTTTGCGTAGGGTGGATCGTTCCTTCGATCTGTAATTCCACGCGGTTAAGTGTGAAAATCCTTGTCGGCGTGTCAAAGCTTGTATATGCAAGCTCGCAATCAGACATTGAAAGCCCGCGTTGCCCCTTGTCCCAAATAAGCCAGCCTTTATGCGCCTGTTTCAGCATCGGAACAAAGTAATTCCCACCCCAAATGATTTGATTTTTGGATACCCGTTCAAGCTCTCGGAAATATTCTTCGGTCGGCGGCTCATTGTCCCAGCCTTCCCGTGAATGCTCCTTCCTGTTGTGCTTTGGATTTCTGCAAACGCGCTTTCGTTGTCCGTCAATCCCGATCCCGTAAGGCGGATCGACGACTGCAAGATCGAAGAACCCGTCCGGAAATTCCTTCATTCCCTGCATACAGTCAAGATTATATAGCCTGTTCATTTCAAGCACCGCCGATCGCCTCCTTTCGTTGTTTTTCTCCCCCCCCCCCGCCCCTCCCGCTGGGAGGGGAACAGGCTCAAAGGAATAATCCTTGTATCCGCTCTTTTATTCACATTTCCCCAGCCTTTATGGTGGAAAAGTGGAAGCCGCCTTGATAGATTTTCTTTCCCCGCCGCCGTCCTGCTTTCTATCACTCACGGATCACCCCGTAAAGGTCAAGCGGCTTTGCCGTGCTTCGCAACCTTGACGGGCTGAACCGTTCGTGATCTCTGATAAACAGGCGACGGGGAATAAACAAAAATCTATCTTCAAGGCTCTTTCTGTGATCGAAGCTGTGCTTCGTCGCCAAACGTTACACATTTACAAGGCTTTATAAATGCTGATCCGAAATCAGCGCTTTCCGTCCTTCGCCGCCCGTTTTCGCTTTCGCTTCGGCGGCTCTAACACATACTTAAAATAAAGGTATCCATACTTCGTGCTTTTCGTTTCTACTAATATATAGCCCTTCGGTGGGCGCGGCGGCTTGTTCTCTGTGTAAACCCTCTTTGCAACGGTCGGCGTTTCCCGTTCCGGTTTCCGCGCGTTGCGCGTCTGCTTCCAACGGTGTCCGCCCTGTTCCGGTGTCCAATGGTCGAAAAGGTAATTTGCAAGCCCTGTGTAATCCTGCCCGTGATCTACGCCGTCGTAATAATTGTGTTCGCGTAGATGGTCGATCCGGACGATACTTCCGTAAATCCATTGTTTTTTGATCGCCTCTTCCGGTACGCCGTCCGAAAGCATATGCGCGTGAATGCGGTTCGTGTTCTTGCCTCGCCCCAAATAAATAAAGATCACGGCATCGGGAAAGGCATATTTCAGCCGCCGCACGTATAGATCACGTATCCGCTTCGCTTCCTTAAAGGTATGTACTTCGTTTTCGTCGTCCAGTGTCAGCGTGCTATATAATGATCGCGGCGAAAAATTTTCGTTTACCAGCCGCGCGTGTTTTCTTCTTGATATTCCGATCTTGTGTTGTTCTCGTTCTTCCTCTGTCTTAAAGCGCGGGCGCGGTTCAGCCTTCTTTATATCGTTAATCCTGTCCGATATATTGAAAACTTCCTGTTCACATACAACGCCCGAAAAAGTCCTTCTTTTTATTCTTTGCATACGTCAAGCCGCCTTCCTTTGACAAAAAGCCGCTTTCGTGCTATACTATCTAATGTATTGAATAGCCTTATACGGCACCCCGAACGGGGAAGAACCGTCCTGTACGCCCATACAGGACGGTTCTTTTTTTATTTATCCATTGTTCAGCCCTTCGCCCCGCACGAACTCTTCGCATTGCGGTTCTTCGCAAGGCTTGAAGCGCATTCCGTCCGCGCAACCAACGCACGGGGAAGGGCGTATCCCGTCCGGCGCGTAGCCTTCTCGGATTTTTTCGCATTCCTCCAGCCTCGCGCATTGATCGCACCAGCATTTCCGGCAATCCCCGATTTCGGTTTTAACCGGATCACGTTTCAACGGTTCTTCTGTTTCGTGTACCTCTTTTATATCGTTCGCCGCCTCCATTACCTCGAAAGCGTCCATACCTTCTTTGAAGCCCCGAACGAATGCGGCAAACATAAACCCCATTGCCGCGCCAGCTTCTTCAAGTGTTTCCGCGCTGATCTTGATTTCGTCCATTCGCTTTTCCTTTCTTTCTTCCTCCGCCGCAAGTGCGGAAAATCGCCACAACGACGCAATATACGATCAATACCGCCACCGCAATACAGGCGATCCCGCAAAGCAGGAAGAAGGCGTTTTGCATAAATTCAAACATTGTCATACCGCTTTACCTTCCTTCCGTGAAAACCTCTTCCGGCTGAATATCCCACGCCGCCGCAATATGCTTCATCATATCCACCGCTTCGGCGCGTTTCTTCATATCCCCGTCAAGGTAAGATTTCAAGATTTCAGATTTCAGAACGCAAAGCGGGCGAACGCCCCTGCTCCCGAAGTACGCGTCGCTGCCGCTCAGCGTACCATCGGAATCGACGTTGCGGACGAAAGTATTTTCCGGGCTGTCCGGTGTCGCTGTCCACCACCAAGTATCCGGAAGCGCCGGAATGTTGCCGCGAAGAAGCCTGTATTCGTCGCACGTAATCAACCCGACGCGGACGCGATCGCCCCCGTACTGTTTCAATCCGTCGTCGGCTGTTAGATCAATGTTGAAATACTCGAACATTGCTTCCGGTGCACCCGCCGCGATCAGCTTTTGCAGGAATTCGCCGTTCAAGAACTCGCGAATATCGGACGCGGCAAAATCGTTCCGGTTCTTCGCGTCGAATGCGCGTTCCCCGATGCACTCCGACGCAATGCACTTTACCCAATTTTCGGCGGTCTGAATGATCGTGAAGGCGATCCCGCCGATCTTGATTTCCTGTTTCGGCGCGAAGCCGTGTTTGTTCTCTGTCATATTGAAAAGCCCCTTTCTTATATATAATAGGTATATCCGCACCCGCTCGCGGGCGTTTAACACTTCTTGCCGCCGTGCCTATACGGGCGGCTTTTGTTGTATTCGTGCTTTTGCGAAATAGCCGCGTCGATGTCAATTCCGGCATAGCCGCAATAATCAAGAATACGAATAATCGCGTCTGCAAGCTCGATCGGTATTCCTTCCGGCTTCCCGTTGCTTCCGGTGTAAACCTCCGTAGGCAAGCGCCCGTTGCGGTATTCCTCCAGCGCCTCGGATACCTCCGAATGAATGAGCGCCAGCACTTCGGGGAAGCCTCGTTCTTCGTCCCACCAGCCGTGTTCAACGGCGTTTTCGTGAATTTGCCGTGCCGCCTCGTTAATTCCTGTCATTGTTTCCCGCTCCTTCGCAAGATTTATTTTCCTTCGGCGAATTGTCGCCGTTGTGGTTCTCTGTGCAATCGCACGTTTCCCCGTTGTCAAGGTGTGCGCCGCAATAGTCGCATACTTTATACTTCAATTCTTCGTTACCTCCGTTCTTTGGAATAATCAGACGGCGCAAGCCATCCGCGCATAGTGTCAAGCCGTGTTCGTGAATGTAGGCGCGGCGGCGTTCTGCCTCCGCCGCCTCCCAGCCGCAATGCTCGCACCCGCTACAATCCTTCTTCTTTGCCTTTTCCGGAAGTGTGCATATATAACCCACGTTTACACCTCCAGCCGCATAACCTTTTTGATCCTTGCATCAAGCACAAGAACCCGCGTTCCGTCCCCGATACGCTTTTCAATGCTCTGTTGCATTTTCTGCATATCCTCTTCGCGAAGGAACGTTGTTGTCGTAAGAATTAAAAGCCCGTTGCCTTTCAGCCCTTCAACCTCTTTCACGGGAATTTCTGTGCCGTCTGCGTTTCTGAAAAATAAGCCTTCTTTCATTGCTTCACCCGCTCCCCGTTATATATAACTACCATAGAAGGGAAGGGCGCGGGATCGCTTGCGTTCCCTTCGTCGTCCGTGAAGCGAAGCCGCCCGCGAACGAACCGGATTTTCTAAAATATCGGACACGGGCGAAAGATAGCGGCTTTCGATGAACACAAGCCCGCGTCGCGTCTGCAACGGTTTCAAGGTCTTTCCGGAATAGGCGATCGAAATTGCTTCCCGCTCGACGGGCTTTTCGTTCGCGTCCGTGTCCTCGAAGCTGATTTCCGAAGGAATGCCCGCTACTTGAACAAACCAATCTTCACGCTGTTTTTCCGGAACGTCGAAGATTGTCAAAAGGCTTTCTTTGTCCAGCGCCGGAAGCCCTGTTACCGGATAAGCCGCCGCGCCGTCGCCTATGTACTGAATAACGCCGCCGCTTTCGCCGTACCGCTCATAAATTACAGCGTATTTGTTTTTCTTGCAGATCGCCGCTATATTTTTAATCTTCATCTTCCGCCACCTCGCTTTCGTCTGTGTCGTTCCGCTCCGTAATCGGTGGAAGGTCAACGCGGGGAACGCGGATCGCAAGCGGAATTTGACAGCCGCAACGCGGGCAGTCCATAGCGTTAAACCGTGTCGTCGGTTTTGTCAGCGCTTCCATAAATCCGCGCGGTTCCTCTGCAATGTAGATCGCTTCTTTCGTCGGCTTTGCGCGGTATCCGCAAACGCCGCACGTCTTTTTCTTTGTAAACATATTGAATAGCCCCTTTCCACTTAATATCTGCCGTAAACCCGAACGACGGTGAAAGGCTTGTCCGTCTTTGTCGCCGTTACGATTGCTGAATTCATAAAGGATACGCGCAAGAAATCTCGCGCCGCCCGCTTTGCAAGCCTCCACGTAATCATTCGGGCGTTAGGTTCCTGCATTGCGTCGCCGTCCAGCGGATACTCGCAAATAAGAACCGTATTTCCGAACGGTCGCCGCGCTGGGCGCTCCTTCATAAATTCTTTGTTGCCCTCTTTGCACTTCAAAATTTCAAGCGCCTTCGGGAACCGCCAGCCGCCGTCCTGTTTCTTTTCCTTTGCCATTGTGTGCCGCCCCTTTCTTCAAAGCTGAACTAAATTCAAAACCGCAAGAAGCCGATCCGTAATCTGCTTCCGGCGTAACTGCTTCAAGATCGTTTCTTCGTTCGCGTCATAGTTTGCGGCAAGTGTTACGAAATACCTTAATTCCGGATTTGCCCTTTGCCGAATACCAAGACAGAAAAGAAGGCGATCCGTTACTTCCGCTTTGAGCGGATACACGGCAATTTCTCCCGTGCTTTTGTCAATCTCTCTGCAAACGCATATCATTTCGCCCATAGCCGCGCCCCTTTCTAATCGTCGTAAGGATTTTGTAAGCTCCAATCCCACGTTTCAGCGTCTTTCCAGCCGATCGTGAAATGATTGTTCCGCCCGTCGCCTGTGAAATACAGGTATTCAGCCGGAAGGACGCGCCCGACGTTCGTTTTCCCGTCCCGCTCTGCGTGATAGCGTTTCAGCACGTCAGCCGCCAGCGTCGCAAGCTCCGGAAGAACAGGATAATCTACCGAATATCCGGCGAACTGATACGGCGCTTCTAAAACCTCCAGCACGGTATCCGGAAATCGGGGATCGTCAACGCGGTTCAGCACGCACCAAACGCACGCGGCTTTTTCCATATCCGAAGCGATCCCGCGCGCTTCCCCGTAAAGCATCTTCGCAAGCGCTTCAACCTCCGCCGCGTCCGGTATGTACTCCGTTTCTTCCGGTTCCGGCGCAAGCGTCAGGATCGGGGAAGGGGATAGAAGCGGCGTAGGCTCCGCCGCCGAAGGCGGTATTTCTTCCGGCTCTTCTGTCCCGCTCCACGGCATAAAGGCGGCAAACGGGATCGCGACGATCACCAGCGAAAGAACCGCCGCGAACTGCCTTTGTTTCCTCTTCACATTGCCACCCCGCTGTCCGCTTCAAGGGATAGCCACCATTCGGGATTATTCCGGAAGCGCTCATTCCTGCAAGCGTCGCAATTCTCCGCCCCGCACCCGCTACAATATCGCTTTTGAAACTCCATATCCCACGGCGCTTCGATAATCGGAAGGGAACGCAAGAACCGCCCCAGCCCTTGCGCGTCCGTCGCGATTGCTTCAAAATTTGTCTTGCTCATATTGAATAGCCCTCCTTCCTTTTATCTTTCAGCGGCGGCGCGTCTGTTGCCTCTGCGCCGTATGTTTTCCTGTGCGGTCGTCTGTGCAAGATCGGCGCTGTAAATCGGACGCTTGTTTTCGTCAAGCTCTCCCGTGTATCCGCGTTTAAGCTCTTCGTAAATAGCGGCAACGCTCCTTCCGATCTTTGCGGCAATATCCACCGCCCGCTCGCCGTCGCTGTAAAGTGCTTCGATTTCGCGGCGCTGATCGAACGTCAAATACGAATATCCGTCCATTTCGCAAGCCTCCTTTCGCCGTCCGGATAAAAAAATAAAGCAGGAAAACCCGTTTCGGTTTTCTCTGCTTTTAATGTTACTCCGCACAAAGCTAAAAGTCAAGAGTAAAAGCAGAAAAAACTAAAAAAATTTTTTGTGTACTTTTCAAGCGGCGGCAAGGTGGGCGGCGAACAGGTCGTTTGAACTCGCGAAGCCTAAAATTTCGCGCGGATAGTTATTGATCCACGTTTCGACGCGAAGAATATATGCGGCGGTTACTTTCCGGAAGTCTGTTCCTTTCGGCAAGAACCGCCGTATCATTTTTTTGATATTCTCATTCGTTCCCCGCTCGAACGCGCTAT